TACGACTGGTGTGGCTGCGGTGCAGCATGGGCGGCGGTTTGTTGGGATCGAGATCTCCGAAAGATACCACGCGATTGCGCAGCAACGTATTGAGTCTGTGCGCACTGGGTTGCTTTTCGGGGGGGGGTACGCAATGATTTTATTTTTAACGAGTTACAAAAAGGAGATTAAGTGAATGAGCTGGCATTGTTCGCAGGGGGGGGCGGAGGCATTCTCGCTTCCCGGTTACTTGGATTCCATACGGTCGGCGCGGTTGAGATTGAGCCGAGTGCGCGGGAGATGCTGCTTGCCCGACAGCGAGATGGTTTCCTGCCCGCCTTCCCGGTCTGGGATGACGTGCGGAGCTTCGATGGCAAGCCGTGGCGAGGAGTGGTCGATGTTATCAGCGGCGGGTTCCCCTGCCAGGATATCAGCGTTGCCGGCAAGGGAGCGGGGATTGAGGGCGAGCGAAGCGGACTCTGGAGAGAAATGGTCCGTATCGTTTGCGAGGTTCGACCGCGTTTCGTTTTCGTGGAAAATTCACCCATGCTTGTTTCCCGAGGACTCTCCGTTGTACTTGGGGACTTGGCCAGCGCAGGGTATGATGCGTGCTGGTGTGTGCTCGGAGCTGATGATGTTGGCGCTCCCCACGTCCGCAAGAGATTGTGGCTGCTTGCACATGATACCCACGCCGACAGCTTGCAATGCCCCGAACAAGGGCGGGAATACCAAGGGGCCGAAGGGGCTCATGGAGGTGGCGCGGACGGACTGGATGCCGGGCGAGAGGTGGAGAACGCCGCAAGCTACCGATTGGAAGCATACGGAGTACAGCGAGGAGGCTCTCGCACGCCGGCGAGCGAAAGGGCGGCAGCTGAGTTTGGCGGAGCAGGTGCGGGAGCTGTACCCCACACCCACCTGCCAAGATGCGAAGAACAACGGGGGAGCTGCGCAGCAGAGGAGGAATACCCGGCCGCTGAATGCGGTCTGTGGTGGGGCGCTGAACCCGGAATGGGTCGAGTGGCTGATGGGGTGGCCCATAGGGTGGACCGCCTTAGAGCCCTTGGGAACGGACAGGTTCCGCTGGTGGCTGCGGTCGCATTTAAGGTTCTTAGAAAACGTCTGATTGGAGGTTGATATGGCAAACTGGATAAAGGTTATGACGGGGCTGCCGAGGTCGGCCAAGATTATGCGGCTGGCTGCGGTGCTGAAGTGTGACCGGCTGAAGGCGCTGGGCGCGGCGGTGGATTGGTTCTGCTGGCTGGACGAGCAGTGCACGGATGGATGCACCGGGCTCACTCCGCGGCAGGTGGATGAGATGCTGGGTGTCAGGAAGCTCTGCGATGCTCTGGTGACTGTGGGTTGGGCTGAGGTCCATGAGGACTGCATTGTGCACGCGGTAGATTTTGAGCAGCACAATGGAGAGGGTGCAAAGGGCCGTGCTGTAACTGCGGAACGGGTGGCAAGGTACCGGAATAGTAACGCAAAATGTAACGCTGACGGCGTTACAGATTCGTTACAGGCGGCGTTACCTAGAAAGAGAGATGTATATAATAATAAGGGAGATGATAAAGCAACGCTCCATAGGGAACGCGGCGAGCGTTACCGTGCCACGGGTGAACAGCCCCCACTCATGGAGGTTGATGAGGGGTATGGGGCATGGCTGTGTCGTGTCTGCTCTGCCCTGTCGCAGCTCGCCCGGATGCGCACCGTGCCGCGAGATGTGGACGCGGCGGGCCGTGTGATGTACCTGACCGGGTACACCCCTACCGATGCGGAGCTGGAGGCGCTGAGGCGGTTCTGGGAGGCTCCGGCGGACAAGCTGCACGGCGTGCACCGCCCCCCTGCGTTCCGGTGGGTGTTTGAGAGCCTACCTGATGTGTGCCGCAATGCGCTGGAGTGGTGCAAGGTGGATGACCGGGAACAGCGTAAAGCCGCAGCTACGGCACGCAGGAAGGCCAAGGAGCGCGAGCAGGAGGCTCCCCGCACACCTATGACGGAGGAGGCTCGCAAGGAGTTTTTCGAGGGTCTGAGGGGCGTTTCAGGAGGGGAAGGAGGTGAAGCATGAACCTGGGCGATGGGGTGCTGGTGCGGAAGTTTCTGCGGCAGAAGAGGTGCGCTAATGGCGAGCCTGGTGCGTACACGCTGCGGTTCATGGTGTGGATGGATGGGAATATGCGCATGAAGCCGCGGCGAGTGGAGGTCGGCCTGGAGACGACTGAGCTTGATGAGGCGGTGTTTGCGGCGAGAGTGTTCCTGCATGGGCTGCTGGCTCTGGGCGCTCGCTTCAGCGGGTTGCTGGGCGGTATGTCCGGCCGGGTGAACCGAGGGCGCAGGAAGAAGGGGCGGAGGGGTATGAGCGGGCTGCCGCTGTTTGAGAACTTGCCCCCTTCCTGCCCGGTTGACACGGAAGGCAAAAAGCATTAGCATGTGGTCATGAGCAGCAATCCGTTTTCCAAGTATTTCGAGGGTTTGCAGGTGGATGCCACGCCGAGGACGGCGCGGGAGTGGGCGATGCTGGCTCCGGAGGAACGGCTGGGTAAGTTTTTCCTGAGTTCTGTGGAGGATGAGCATCTGCTCCAGGCTATCCGCGAGCTGGTGCTGAGCGCGATGGATCGCGGGATTTCTGACGCGGAGTTTGTGAGCGAGGCGTGGGCGATGATGCGCCGGCTGAGGGCGAGCTGTGAGATGCCTACGGTGGAGTTCATGCCGCAGGGTATGAGTCCGGAGGAGGTGCAGGAGTACCAGAAGAACGTGGGTAACATTGACAGCATTGCGAGGTTGCAGCTTATTTTCCGGACGCAGTGTGATATGGCAGCCGGGTACAGGGAGTTCCAGCAGGCTTTTGACCCGGTGAGGTTGCAGCAGTACCCTGGCTGGAGGTTTGTGCGGCAGCCTGGTGCGCGTATCAAGCGAAAGGATCACGTGGCGCATGAGGGCGCGGTGAGGCTGAAGACGGATATTGAGTTCTGGCTGGCGCGTAATTCGCCTGACCAGGGCGGTTTCAACAATCCGTTTCCGCCCTTCGGGTTCAATTCGTGGATGCTGGTGGAGGAGGTGACGCGCGAGGAGTGCGAGGCGCTGGGTCTGCTGGCTCCCGGCGAGCCGGTGGAGGTGCCTGCTGAGTATGCGCGGTTCGGTCTGGATGTGGTGCTGGCGAACAGTGCAAGGGCTAGTGTGAGGGCTCTGCCGGAGGATGCCAGGCGGCGCATTGTGCAGCGGAACGAGGATGAGGGTATTCGCATTTCCCCCACGGGTGATGACCCGGATGTGTTCGAGGTGACGGGCGCGGTGATGGATGATGATTTCTTCCGCGAGTTGGATGAGATTGAGCGGGCGCTGGAGGCGCTGGATGATTTTGGATGAAGGGAGGTGCCGAATGGGTAGAGAGATGGGCAGGAAGCGCGGCGGTCAGAGCCGGTATACGGTGGCGGCGGGTGAGCGCATCTGCGCGGCCATAGCCGAGGGGGCGAGCTTGCGGAAGGCGGCGGAGGCTGAGGGTATCGGTATCGCTACGGCGCTGCGATGGGCGCAGGCGTGGCCGGGATTCGCGGAGCAGTACGCGCGCGCGTGCGAGATGCGGCTGGCGGTGCTGGAGGATAAGGTGCTGACGCTGTGCGAGCTGGGGCATGAGGTGGCGCGTGACGAAGAGTGCGGCCATGCACGACTCCAGGCGGTAAAATTAGAGATTGATACGCTTAAATGGCTGCTGTGCAAGCTGGTGCCTAAGAGGTTCGGCGACCGCACGCAGATGGAGATTACGGGTAGGGATGGCGCGGATCTGCTGCCGAAGCATACGGCGGAGGAGGATGCGGCGTTCCTGGCTGCGCTGGCGGCGGCTCAGGCGGCTACTCCGCCACCTGGAGGGGGGTGTGATGGAGAGGTTGATTCCAGAGGGTAAGCTGAGCCCTGCCATGTTTGCGTACAGGTATCTGGGCATGACGCTGTACCCGTGGCAAATGGAGGCTGTTGAGGCGTGCCGGCACCGGCGGGCTGAGGTTGCTGTGGTGGCGGCTAACGGCAGCGGTAAAACGGCGGCGGTTAATGTGGTCCTGCTGTTGTGGTGGCTGTATGCGTTCCCGCGGGGGCGATGTGCGGTGACTTCGGGCAGCTGGCAGCAGCTGGAGAATCAGCTTTGGCCGGCGCTGCGGGTGCATGAACATTTGTTTTCAACCTTGCTGGGGTGGACGTTCAACGATACGGAGATTCGGACGCCGCAGGGCGGTTTCATTACGGCATTCTCCACAAAGGACCCGGGGAGGGCTGAGGGCTACCACGAGAATGTGGCGGCGGGTGCGCCGCTGATGGTGATGGTGGATGAGGCGAAGAGTGTGCCGGAGCCTATCTTTGACGCCATGAACCGCTGCACGCCTACGGTGCGCATTATGACGAGTTCGCCTGGGCTGGATTCGGGGACGTTTTTCCGGGCGTTCAACGAGGACCGGGCGGCGTGGCACACGGTCGAGGTGGATGCGTGGATGTGCCCGCATATTCCGCCGGAGCGTATCGCGCGTGCTCAGCGCATTTACGGGCCGGATTATGAGCGGAACCCGATTTACCGCAGTATGATTATGGGCAAGTTCACTACGGGCGAGGATAGCAATATGATTCCGCGCCGGTATGTGGAGGAGGCGCTGATGCACCGGCCGGCTGAGCGGTTCGGGGACAAGTTCGCGGCAGTGGACTGGGCGGCAGGCGGTGACGAGACGGTGCTGGTGGTGCGGTGCGGGAATGCGCTGCGCATTGTGTACAAGGACCGGGAGCGGGACACGGTGCGAAGCAGTAACAGGGTGGTGGCGCTGTGCCGTGAGCATGGGGTGGAGCCGTGGAATGCGTGGGGCGATGTGTGCGGCATGGGTATTGCGATTATGCAGGCGGCCAGGGAGCGCAGTGATTGGCGGTTCCGCGAGTTCAACGGCGGCCAGGCGGCGGGTGATGCTGACCATTTCGTTAATCTGAATGCGGAGGCGTGGTTTTATTTCCGGCAGAGTCTGGAGCGCGGGGAGGTGTGCTTCCCTGACGGGCTTGACCAGGAGACGGTGAAGCAGCTGACGGACCGCAAGATGCAGTGGGATAAGAAGGGGCGCTATGTGCTGGAGGCGAAGAGTGACATGGCGGCGCGTGGGGTGCATTCCCCAGACAGGGCGGATGCGCTGGTGATGGCGTGGTGGGCTGGCAGGTTTGCGAGCTACTATGATGAGCCGGCGGTGGAGGTGCCGGTGGTGCCGCGGGAGTATGTGCCGGTGGACGACTGGGATGCGGGTGTGGTGCTGTGATGTGTTCCCCCATGCGGATGGTTTGCGCGTGTGCGCGGGGGCGGGTATCATGGCAGCATGAGCGAGGTTACTACTAAGGTTTCGGAGGCGGGCGGGCATGCGCCTGATGGGCTGATGTATATGCCGGAGGGTGTGCATGAAATTTCTGCCACGTTTAACGGCAAGGCGGCCACGAAGAAGGTGGTGGTGGATGAGGCGGCGTGTGCGCGGCTTCAGTCTGACCTGGAGCGCATCTGGGAGAAGGTGGAGGCGGGGCTGCGTGCGCGGCCTTGTGTGTATTTTAACCATGAGAGCGGGCCTGTGGCTATGGTGCCTAAGAGGTTTCACTGGGTGCCGGGTAAGGGTGTGGTGCTGGAAGGTGAGTGGACGGCGGCAGGCAGGGAGGCTGTGGAGGGCGGCAGTTATGCGTATTGTTCGCCGTGTTTCCGGCGTAGTGAGAGTGGCCGTGTGATGGGGCTGCTGATGCAGGGGGTTGAGGTTGGCTCGCTGGTGAATGACCCGGCTTTTGAGCGCATTGAGTGCATTGCCGCGGCGCGGTGTGTGCCGGAGGATGAGGAGGAGGTTTGCTGTGCCCGGTTTGCGCCGGATGTCTATCCCCCACGCGGGGATGTTGCGCCCGCGGGGAATTGTGGCGATAATGCAGATACCGCCGGAGGTGGCGGCATTAAGACTATGGATGAGAATAAATTGAAGACGCTGCTGGGTTTACCTGCTGATGCTGATTCTGCCGCCATTGAGGCCGCCTTGCAGAAGGCGGCGGGTGCCGGTAAGAAGCTGGAGGCTGTGGAGGCTGAGCTGGCGACTATGAAGAAGAAGGAGCATGAGCACAAGGAGAAGGCGGCAGGTGCTTTTGCAGATGGCCTTGTCAAGAAGGGCGTGATTGCCCCGCAGGATAAGGAGAAGGTGGCTGCTGCCAAGAATCTTTACATGCAGAGTCCTGCGGATGCTGAGGTGGTGTTTGGTGCGCTGCCTGAGAAGAAGGAGGAGGCTGCTGTGGCGGGCAAGGTGCATCCGGAGGCAGACAATGCTGCGCGAGCGGATGTTTCTGTGATGGATCACCTGATGGCTGAGTTCAAGGCTTAACGATACGAGAAACGATTATGGCTACTAATAGTACGATGATTTTCCCCACGCTTGGGGATATGCTTCAGGGGGTGAATACTCCCGTGGAGAAGAAGGTGGTGGAGGCTGTGTCTTTCGCTACTCCGCTGGTGGAGAAGATGGCCCAGAAGGTGATTCAGGGTACTTCTTTCTTCCAGAAGGTGCGTAATAGCATTCCGATGATTGGGGCTGTGCCTTATAATTCGGGTACTCCGGTGGTACGCGGTGCGTACGAGATGAAGAAGGCTGAGTGTTTCAACCATGCCGGTCTGGTGTGGGTTCACAAGCATCTGGTGGAGGCTGAGCCCGAGGCTTACGCTACGCTGATGCATGATGAGATGCTGGGTGCTACCAGGGGTGTGTTTGCTAACCTGGAGCGTTCTATCATTTACGGCAAGGCCGTGAGTCCGTACGGTATGTTCGGTCTGTGTGATCTGATGGGCGATTACCTTACGATGTCTGCCACGGGCGATAATACGAAGCGTGTGCATGGTGGTGCGTCTATCTGGGTGCTTTGCACGGGTATGGAGATGATGCGCCTGGTGTGGGGCCGCGGCAAGGCTCTGAGTTTTGGTCCGCAGAAGGAGATGCTGATTCCGCATCCGACTGCGGATGGCGAGCCGGGCATGATGCCTGTGTATGCTAAGGAGCTTAATTTCCGCGTTGGCTTTGATATGGCTAACGAGAATTCTGCTGTGCGCATGGTGAATGAGTCCAAGGATCATGGTGTGACAGATAAGATGTTGCAGCAGATGATTCGTGAGCTGCCGAGTGGGTACACTCCCACTTGCGTTGTGATGGGTCGTTCCTCGCTGGGTCGTCTCCAGGATTGGCGCGGCGAGAAGCTTACGTACACGAATATCATGACGGCTACGCATGCTGCTCTGCCGAAGACTAACATTGATGGTCTGCCGATTCTGTGCACGGATGCTCTGCTGGAGGATGAGACTGTGGCGAACATTAAGGAGCTGGCTAAGGTTTCTGAGCTCACGATGAAGAAGAATATGGCTAACCTGAAGCGATAAGGAGGGTTTATTATGATTACGCATAACCGAATTGATATGCAGCTGGTGGCGCGTGTGGCTACGCCTAAGACTGCCAGTGGTACGGCAACTGCCGATTGGGTGGTTGATCTGACGGAGCGCGGGGGGCGCGATGCGGCCAACATTGTGCTGAGCTGCCCTGCCCTGAGTGCTCCGGTGACGCTTGCTGTGGTGGGTAGTGATTCCCGCGATGGTGAGATGGTGGCGGTGGCCGGTGCTTCGGCTGTTACGAAGGCGAATGAGGATTGTGAGGTCCGCATGCGCATCCCGCTGGATTGCCCGCGTTTCATTACGCTGAAGGTGACTGCGGGTGCTACGGCTCCGAGTGCTTCGGTGACGGCACAGATGGCTGTGTATGTGTGATTGGGATTTTTGCCTTGGCTGAATCTGAGGTATGGCCGGTTTGCATACAGTGACGGTGGATGAGCTGCGGCAGGTGCTGACGCCGGTGGAGGCGGAGGCGGTTGCTGAGGCTGTGGGTGCTTCTGCCGTGAGCGGCTGGATGGGGTCGCTGTTGCTGCGTGCATGCGATCGCGTGGTGGGGGCGCTGAATGGGTGCCCCCACAATGCGCGTATCAGTACGGGGTTGTGCCGTGTGCCGGAGGAGTGTGTTCACACTGTTCTGGTGCTGGCGCGGCATGCTGTGCTGGGGGCTGTGCCTGCTCTTTCGGAGGTGCTGGAGGGTTCTACGCGTGCGGCGGAGTACCAGGCGGCGCTGGCGGATTTGCGGGCGATGGCGAGTTGCGAGTTGCGACCGGGCTGCGTGGTGCCGGAGGCTGATTTGGCTGAGGGGGCTGCGGGGTGTGTGGGTCTGGTGGCGCTTGATGATGTAGATTGGATGGTATGAGTTCGATTTCCGGTGATTTTGTGTCGTGGGTGCTGGAGCGCTGCCAGGGGATGTCTGGCGGGAAGCTGATGCGTGGCGCGAATTTGTTTGATGAGCGTGATGCGGAGCTGGGCACGAAGGTACAGAAGGCGCTGAATCAGAAACTGATGCTTGCGGTGGCGGTGAGTGTGCCGCGGCTGGAGCGTCTGGATCGTTCGGGGGCGGATGATACTGTGCAGGTGTGTTCGGTGGAGGTGGGTATTGTGCGGAGTGCTCTGAGTAAGGAGGATTCGCTGGTGCTTGCTGAGAAACTCTACCGGGCGTTTTCGGGGGCTGATTGGCAGCCGGCGGGAGGACCGGACTGCGGGCCTTGCGATGTGTCTGCTGATTCGCTGTTTACTGAGGTGACGGCCAAGGCGATGTCTCATTCTTTTACGGTGAGTACGAGGATTTATATTTAATGAAAGGAGAATAATGTTATGAGTATGGTGTTTTATACGCGTTCGCAGAAGATTACGTCTAATGTGGGTATTGACCTGGTTCCGGTTGATGCTACGTTTAATGCCGAGTCTACGGCTGAGGGTGCTGATTTGAGTAATGTGCCGGAGGAGAAGTGGGTGCATTGTGCCCGTAGTAAGAATGGTACGCATAGTCAGCAGGTGCAGCAGGATGAGGAGGATTCGTACGATATGCCTACGCGTGTTCGTGTGAAGGCGAGCAATGAGACGGTGACGGGTAATTCTTATGAGTTTGAGCTGGAGCGTACATCCATGCTGTTCGATGCGATGGCGATGGGTGTGGAGGACCCTTTTTCGGAGGAGGCGGCAGCAGCGGTTTCAAGCGGTAAGGCGTTCCGTATTCATGCTTCTAATTTGTCTGCTACGCCGGTGGGTGTTCGCATGCGTGAGTTTCATGGCTCGAAGCTGATGAGCACGAAGTGGTTTTATGCTGATGCACGTGTGGAGCCGGGCAAGAATTGGGATGGCAAGATTGTGCGTCCTAAGCTGAAGCTGGAGGTGACGCCGAGTGTGCATACGAAGCAGCAGAATGACCCGAATTATACGGGGCAGCCGGTGCAGGAGGATTGATTTTCTTGTTTGTCTGTCGTAACTGCAAGGGGCTTGTCTGCCGGGGAGGCGGCAAGCCCTTTTTTGATTGACGGTTGATTATTGACGAATAGGGGGCGGTTATGGATATTGGGCTGAGGTTGACGCATCCTGACTTTACGAATGCTTTTTCTACGCCGGTGTTGCGGCGTATTGTGGCGCGTACGGCGGAGGAGAGTGAGAAGGCGGTTAAGGGGTGGTACCGTGCGTTGCCGGAGGATTGGTTTGATAATCCTGAGCCGTACCCGGACGGGACGAGCCGAAGACTGAAGCCGAGGCGGTTCATGCGGGCGCTGACGCGGCATTGGTATCATGAGGTGACGGCGGATGGTGGGTTCAGTTTGTTTTTCAAGAGTCCGCGCGAGGATTCGGTGCCGTGGGGGCTGCGGTTGCAGCAGTATGGCGGGGTGGTTGTGCCGAGGCGGAAGCGTGCGCTGACAATTCCGGTGACGGCGGAGGCTCGCGGGGTGAGTGCTGCGGATTTTGAGCAGGCTACGGGGCGGCGGCTTTTCTTGCTGAAGGGTGAGGACCTGGAGCCGGATGAGGTGGGTACGCTGGCGTATGAGGGCGAGGATGGCAGGCCGCATGCGGCGTATAAGTTGAGGCGGCGGAGTGAGGTGCCGAGCCTGCGGAAGAGGCGCGGGCATGATGCGCTGCCGAGCCGGGAGGAGTTGGCGCGATTGGTTTTTCCGAATTTCAGGCGTGCGGTGGAGATGGCGCTGCGCGATGTGGTGAATGGTAATGTTAAATGAGATTGATTTACGATTATGGCAAATGGTAATGATGCTGAGGTGAAACTGCGTTTTACCGCTGAGGCGGCGGATGCTGAGGCGCAGATGAAGAAGGCTGCTGAGCTGCTGGAGCAGTTCAGGGAGCTTGTGCAGGGTACTGCGGATGATTTGTCCGGCATGGGCGAGGAGGCTTATGGTGTGGCGGATGCTGTGAGCTTGATGCGTGAGCGTGCGGAGAAAACCGGCAATGCTGGTTTGCGGCAGGTGGTGGATAATTCGTTTACTGTGGGGGCTGACCGTGCGGCGGGGCTGGGTGAGCGGCATGAGCAGATTACGGCTCAGCTGGAGAAGCTGGGGGACCGTATGCGCGAGGTGGCGCGTGAGTTTGAGGGTGGTGAGTTGACGGCTGGCCAGGCGGTGGTGCGGCTGGAGAAGCTGGTGGAGGTGGCGGCGAAGGCTCGCAGGGCTGTGGATGGTCTGGGTGAGGCTGTGGCGCAGACGGAGCAGGATCTGATGGCGAATAATGCGCTGGATGATTTTCTGGGCAAGTTTAGTCTGGTGGGTGGCGAGGTTGATGAGTCGCTGGCGGCGGTGCGCCGGATGAAGGATGGGCTGCTGGAGAATAGCGCGGCGTTGCGGGAGCAGCAGGCCGGGCTTGATAAGAGTGCTGCGGGGTACCACCAGGCGAATGCTGCGCTGGAGGGGTATATCGGGAGTAATGAGGTGCTGGTGCGTCATTTGCAGCAGACGGAGCGTGCGCTGGAGGCTCAGAAGGCTAAGCTGGCTGAGGTGGGGATGAAGGCTGATGGGAGTCCGGCCAGTGTGGAGGAGTCAGCGAAGGGGCTGGAGCGCATTGCGGAGGCTCACGAGAAGCAGGTGGAGCGTATTGACCAGGCGAAGGGGAAGCTGCGTGCTACGCTGGCCAGGGAGGCGGCGAAGGATGAGCGGGAGACGGAGAAGGCGGAGGCGCGTGCGGAGCGTGAGGCGGCAGCGGCTGAGAAGGCGGCGGAGCGCGAGGCGAAGGCGAAGGAGCGCGAGGCTGAAAAGGCGGCAAGGGCGGCAGAACGAGAGGCGGCAGCAGCGGAGCGGCTGGCTGAAAAGGAGGCCGTGACGACTGCGGAGATGCGGTTTTCGATGATGAATAAGCAGCAGCTTGCGGCGGCTGTGGAGCGATTGACGCGTGCGCGGCAGGAGGCGGCGAGGGCGAATGATCCGAAGCGGTACGCGGAGCTTACGCGTGAGCTGATGGCGGCTAACAGGCAGATGGAGCATGTGAACCGGAGTTTGCAGATGAACCGGATTGCCGGGGCTCAGCAGGTTCAGATGGCGCAAAGTGTGGCGGCTGGGGTGAGTCAGCTGGGGAGTGAGCTGGCGGGTTTCAGCCAGGCTGCGGAGAATGGTACGGTGAGCTTGCAGGGGATGAGTTCTGCGGCTATCGGTCTGGGGATGGCGATTAAGACGGGCATGGGGCCGATTGGGTGGGCTATGCTGGCGCTGGAGGCTCTGGTGGCGGCGTGGAATTTTTTTGCGCAGAAGCGGAAGGCTGATGAGGCGTGGCGGCTGGAGGAGGCTCGCAAGGAGGCTGAGTTGCAGCGGAAGGTGCTGGAGGATGTGGAGCGGCTGCGGCGAGAGGGCGCGGAGCGGAGTGCGGCGGCTTTTGCCGATTTGTACCGGCAGCAGCAGGAGGGGCTGGAGCGTGAGCGTGCGGAGCGTGAGCGTGTGCTGGCGGAGCGCAAGGCGGGCGATGAGGAGGCGCACCGGCACCGTCTGGCGATGTTGAATATCGAGCTGGAGTCGGCGAAGGGGAAGGATAGGAAGCGGATTGAGGCTAGGGTGGCCGCAGAGGTTGAGGCGCACCGGCAGGCGGGGCTGGTGATGCAGCGGCAGGAGGCTGATGTGGCGGCGGCTTTTGCTGATGAGCTGGAGGCGGGGCTGAGGGTGCGCGGGGAGCGCATGGGTGAGTTGATGACGGCCTGGCTGCCGGATATTGAGGCGGTGGAGAGGCGAAGCCGTGAGTTGATGGCGGATGCGGCGAAGGTGGTGGAGCTGAGCGAGGTGCAGCGCGAGGGGCTGGAGAGGCAGCAGCGTGAGGCGCGGGAGCAGATGCAGCATATTCTGCGGCTGGTGCGCGGTGTGGATAAGGATTTTACGGGTACGGCGGAGGATGCTGTGCGCTGGGCTGCGCGGATGCGCGAGACGCACCGGGAGCAGGAGAAGGTGGTGGAGGCTACGCGGCGGCAGGTGGCGCAGTTGCGCGAGGGGGCGGAGCTGGGCAAGCGGTCTGCGGAGAATCGCCGGCGTGAGGAGGAGGCGAGCCGCGAGGTTGCGCGTGCGCGTGAGGAGGAGGCGAAGCATTCGCGGCGGTTGGCGGCGGTGCTGGGGCGGCGTGTGAGCCGACAGTATGAGCCGAAGGAGCGGCGTGCGCAGGATGAGGTTTTTGCGGCGGATGAGCGGTTGCTGAGGCGGAAGTTGGCTGCGGTGAATACGGAGATTTCGCGGCAGCGTGCTGAGGGTGCTGATGAGGGGGTGCTTTTGCAGTTGCGGAAGCGGCGCAGGGAGGTGCAGCGGCAGCTGGTGGGGCTGGAGGAGGCGCGTGTGGAGGAGACGCGGCGCGGGATTGAGCGGATGCGGCGGTTTGAGGCGCAGGATATGACGGCGCCGACACGGAGGCGGGACCGGAGGGCGGATGAGTTGAGCGAGAAGTATGCGCAGATGGCGGTGCGGGCTCAGGCGGCTCTGGATAAGGGGTTGAAGAGGCGTGCGGAGGGGTATCTGGCGAAGATGGACCGGATGGCTGCGCGGATTGACCGCTTGACGGGTGATGACCAGGGGTCGATGATGAATCGTGAGGTTCAGGGGGCTTTGCGGTTGCAGTTGGATGCGGTGCGGCGGACGGCGCGGGCGAAGCAGCGGACGGCGGCTGCGGCGGAGCGTGAGGCGGCTGCGGCTGCTGGGGCTCAGGGTGCGGCACGGCAGCGGAATGTGGCGGAGCTGGAGGGGGCTGTGAGGCGGCTGCGTGAGGAGAATGGGCGGCTGGCGCGGTTTCTGGATGGGTCTGCGGCGGCGATGCGTGAGCTGGTGGGGGTGTGCCGGGCGCTTCAGGGGCAGGTGAATCGGGCGCTGGGCGAGTTGGAGGTGGTGCGTGGCCAGGTGCGGACGCTCCAGGCGAGTGTGAGGAGTGTGGCAAGGAAGTGAGTATGAGTGAATAATGAATAGTGAATAATGAATAGTGAATAATGAATAGTGAATAGCCTGGCTCGGCGTAGCAAGCGAGCGTTAGCGAGACGCGGAGACGGCTGAATAATGAATAGTGAATAGCCTGGCTCGGCGTAGCAAGCGAGCGTTAGCGAGACGCGGAGACGGCTGAATAATGAATAGTGAATAATGAATAGTGAATAATGAATAGTGAATAATGAATAGTGAATAGCCTGGCTCGGCGTAGCAAGCGAGCGTTAGCGAGACGCGGAGACGGCTGAATAATGAATAGTGAATATGGATAGGGATTTTCTGATGG